TAGATCCATTACCAACAATAAATCCACTATCAGAAGGTGTAAGACCAGCTACATCTGCTAACTGTGCGTCATAAGCTTGTACGTTTGTACCGATTACCAAACCAAGATTTGTTCTAGCTCCTGAAGCTGAAGTGCTTCCAGTACCACCATCACTTACGGCAAGCGTTCCAGTAATTGAACTTGCGCCTAAATCAACTGCGAGTTCTGTCGATTCAATTACACAACCACCATTTGCCTTAAGGTCAAGGCTTATTTCATTGCCAGACTTGTCAAGACCATTACCAGCAGTAACACCAGCTATTCCAGAGAACTGAGTAAAGGCAAGGTTGTTTGTTCCTACAACCGCACTTCCTTTATCAGAACTACAAACAAAACCTACATCTGCATAGGTTGAACCCTGTTCAATAAAAGTGAACGCTCCAGAAGCATCTGAAGATGCTGCCATATCGTCTGTTCTAACCCATGAAGCACCAGACTTCACAAGGTAAATACCATTCTGGGTCGCAGTACTTTGGTCTTTTACAAGTACTCGCTCATCAGCAGACAACGAAACTCCATCCACCGTCTGGGTACCTGACAACGTAATATTTGCTGTCGTTGCAACTTTTACTGAATCTTTTATATCTAATCCTTGAGCAACGCCGTCTACATAACCCTTATTTGCAGCGTCAGAATCGGCAGTACAATCAGCTAATCCTGTAATCTTCTGACTGTTTAAACCTACAGAAGCTGTTGGTGCAGCTAGTTGATCAAGCCTATTTGTTTGTACCCCTGTATCAAAATCAGATATTTTTGCATGTGTTATTGATGGAATATCAGCAGCTACTAAAGCTCTATAGGCAGCCGCCGCAGCCGATCCAGCAGTAGGGCCAGCAAGAATATAGTTAGCTGTCTGGGTCGTTTCTTTATCAAAATATTTGCCCTTACCACCTACAGGAATAATCGATGTTGCCGATCCACCTGCACCACCAGTTCCTTTACCAAAATAGAGAATCTCATTACCTTCAGAGAAGGCTAATTCTGCGTTTTCAAGACTGGTAGGAGCTGAACTTCCAGTGCTACGTTTAATTCTGATTGTGTTAGCCACTAGAAGTTTCCTCCGTCGGTAATTGTGCTAGTAGTCCATGTGCTGTCGGCCTTATAGGTTCCAGCAGTACTGTCATAATAAATTATAGACTTATTCACCTTATTATCATCACTTAATGTAAAACCTCCTGTAGCTCCTTGTGGACCCTGTGTCGCAACTTCTATGACTGAACTATTGTTTTCATCAACAGTTACAGTATTTTTATTTGTTGTGATGTTGACTGAACTCATGCTGTATATCCTTGGCTCATAGTAATTGTACCTTCAATCCAATATTCTTTCAGCCCTGATCCATTAGTTAATTGAACATCGTATTGATATTCATCTAGATAAAAGTCAGTGGTCTGTGTATCAGTGACTTTCCATGTAAATGTTCCCCCTGCGGCACTGGTGACGGTGCAAGTAGCATCCGCCGCTTTAACTTCTCTTTCTTTATCCCAGATCTGACTCGCAATTGAATACCCTGTGAGATTGACTGCACTACCTCCTGAGTCTTTCAAGGTCACATCAACACTATGATCCGATCTCCTTTGGATCGTCATGTCGTACCTGCCAGGTGCTATCGCCATTAGACCTTTTGCTTACATTGTAAGTATATCAAGATTATGCAGGTTTATTAGGCCAAATAACTTCTTCAGGATCAGACAGTTCAGAAGGCAAGTCCCTTAAATCTTGTCTGTATTTCTTTTGAGCATGTGTCATTGTCCTATCTGAGACAGCCCACCAATCTGTTTCTGTCAATAAGTCATTGCGAGTTTTTCTTAAAGCAATCCATTTTGCGTCAAACCCAATGCTTTTGATTTCGGAATCAATAAAAGTAGAATTTACATAGCTATCTCCTACGTTTACAAGATCTTCTGCAACAACAGCAATTGAACCTTTAGGTGGCGACCATATATTTACATCACCATTCCATTCCACGACACTCGTAACTTTCTCGTCTTCAATAATTGCGTAACGAGCCATAGGTCTGAAATTCTTAGTTTTAATTTTAGCTAATTGGAACCCAATACTAACCCGATCACATTCACTGCCTACACAATGCCAAAAATAAGGCTTAGTACCTGTAGCAGTAAAACGTCTTATAGTGATTCCCTTGTCATCATAGTCAGTAACAATTTTCCCATCTTTGTAATATCTGAAAAATGATTTTCCTTGCTCAGACGAATGACTTATATAAATACGATCCGTAGGATTGTTGTTATTTGTATGCCAACTCATATAACCAGTTTTCGGATAGAAAAAAGTCCCACTACACGCAACATATAAGTCAGGGAATAACTCCTTCATTATTTTCTCTATTTCTTTTGCAGGTTTATCTACAGAAACTCTTGAAAGATTATTATTTTTACTTTTAGCAATCTCATAATCTATAAGAGAAAACAAATTCTCTTCAGATACATGCTTCTCCCATTCTGGAACATGTTTTGCCTCGGATTTCTCTTTTATTTCGTTTAAGGAAGGTTCAATTATTTCCTCTATTTGCTTAACAATCTCAGAAGAGAAAGGATTACGAATTACCACTGGAAGACAACTACAAATCCTGCTCCTCCTGCATTACCTGTCGAACCACCTGCATCTGGATGATCTTTTCCTGCTCCACCTTTTCCATAATCATAGGCTGTAAATTCTGGAGGATTTGGCCCAGCGTAACCTGAAACATTCCCATTCAAACCAGCCGTTCCATGCCAGCCAAGTAGGTGGTTACTACAATTCCCAGCGGCTCCACCTGCTGTATTTTGATTTTGGCTTGCATAGTTAGATCCTCCTCCACCTCCAGCCGTACAGGTAGTTCCTGTCCCTACTGGATCGACAGAAGAAGCACCACCAGCAGCACCATTTCCAGTAGAAGCTGCTCCTCCTGCTCCTACTGTGACGTTAGCATTTGCTCCTAGTTCAGTCGAATTATAAAACTTAATTGCTGTAGCACCAGTACCACCTTGCCCAGACCGAGCAGGTTTTAAAGCATCATCATTATTTGCTTGCCCACCACCACTTGATCCACCGCCTCCAATAAGTATAAAGAGGAAACCTGATCTAGCATTTGAAGGAGTAAATGTTGCACTTGTTGAGAATGTACTCACCTCTGCTCCTAAATTAGTAACAGACCAACTAAGCGCACTACCATCTGTCACTAATGCTTTACCACTATTCCCTGATTGGTTAGGGAGCAGGGCTGCTATTCCTGCTGCTGCTGTTGTAGCTCCAGTACCTCCATTAGCAACATCTGTGACGCCTAAAGATTTAAAAAGAGTAGTACTTAAAGAACCAACTTCAATCCAAGATTGATTTGTTGAATTTCTTATTTTTAAAACAGCAGGATCAGAAGATGTATCAAGCCACTGCATAAAAGCAGCTTTCGTTGATGGTTCACTATTTCCACTATTTAAAGTTTGAAGAGCTTCAAGATTGTCATTGAGATCTATCCTTGCCTGTGGAAAGGTGACATTTTCTAAACGTTCTGAATTAGCTCCTCCCGTTGGGTTTGCTTGTGGCATTAGATGGCCCTCCCGAATCCTGTCACAGTGTACATAAATGCTGTATCTACATTACTCCCATTATTGAATGTTGCGGTAAAGCCTGTCCGACTCAAACTAGAAACACTTACAAATAAGTTTGAACTAGAGGAGTTTGGAGTGATCTGAACTTGTGGAGTATCATAAAAAGCCTTTTCAAAAGTAACGTTATAAACACCAGTTGAAGCAGAAGTGTTAGCAGCAACAGAAGCACTATCAGTTCTTTGTAAAAGATTTAATGTCGCACCAAGATCACTAATTGTTACTTTTGCATCTGTATTAGTGGAAGTGATAACAGCTTTAACTTGAACACCTCTTGCCCTAATAATCGCAGCTTCAAACTCTGCCCAATCTCCCCATGTAGGAGAGGAACTTGGATTATCAGATGTTGTTCTTACATATAAATCAACGTTTGCTTCATCAACAACATCTCCATCAAATTTACCTGAAGCAGCATCAAACTGACCACTTCTTGAATCCCATGCTGTTCCTGTTGCTGCAATTGAATTACTAATAACTTCTTTCCTTAATACTGCGTCGTATTGAACACCTGCATGTGCAAAATCAAAAGTCGTAGCAAACGTATATTCTCCTTCTTCATCTCCATCTGCATAAAAAGGATCATGGTATCCAGAAGAAACATAAGGATTCGGTGTTAGGACTAAATTGTTACCCGAAACAGCTAATCCGCTATTAACTTTTCCTCCCGAAAAAGCAGTTTCTTCACTCCATGTTTTGACATTTAATCGTCTTGTCGTTTCAGGTAATGTTGTAATAAAAGAAGCAGGATTTGTTGATTTATTACCTAAATAATCTTGTGCTTTAACAAAATATGTTCCAGCTAATAAAGGAACTTGCTTTTGGGTCGAAGCACCAGAAACACCATCAACAATCTTGTTACTTGTTAGCCAACTAGCACCTGAAGTTCTAGGGTCATGCCTAATAATAATTCGACCACCTAATTTAACATCTAACTGAGGTACTTCTTTCCAAGAAAGTACAGCTAATGTTTCAGATATAGGAACCATTGATAAGCCTGTTATCTGATCTGGATTTCCTTGTACCCCTCTAACATCATATTCACCTGTAGCAGAAGTACTATAAAGAAGTCCACTAGAACTCAAGCTAGAAACTTGAACTGCATACACTCCTTTTTTTACATCCATTAAATCTATCGTTGTCCCATTAATAACTTCTGTAGTAAAATTATCATCTTCATGTCTCCATTTAACTCGGTAACGATCTACTCCATCTACACTTGTCCAATGGAATGTAACTTTTACTGCAATCTTGCCATTTAATTCATATTGAAGTTCTTTAGTTGTTGTACCGTCATAACGTGGAACATCTAAAACTTGAACATTTGTAGGAGCAGCAGGAATAACATTTAAGTTTGTAGTATCTCTTGCAACTAAAGCCATTCCATCCTCAATATGTGCATATTTACTAGGGTTATGGTAAATAGCTTCAATCGTATAAAGAAAATCATCTTCTTCTTTAATACTTAAAACTCTCCACAACGAAGTCTGAATATCTGTGCTTTCAATAATCCAAATACTATTTGCATCAGGAACAGCTTGAAAATTACTAGCAATATTGACAACGCCTGTTCCTTGAACATAATTACTATCCCAGTAATTACCATCGCAATACCCAGCAATATTAGTGATTTCATGCCCACCATCAAACGTACCATCAGGCAACACGACTCCTATTTTCGGAGCAGTACCAAGAGAAATGTTTTCTATTTCTGTGCCACTATCTACTCCAACAGAATTAATCGTTGCAGATGTAATCCTTCCAGCTCTTCTTGCTCCAGCTTTTAAAGGATCAGCAACAGAAATAATATTCCCAGGTTTTAATAACTGGGCCGTTACCAAAGTAGAAGTAAAAGCAATAACTTCACCATATTTCTCTTCATATAAAAGCCACTTACCCAATCTGTTCGCTTGCGCTCTGCTGGTACAAGCAAAAGCACTAACACTCTTTTTCACAACCCCCCTCTTCGCTATTTCACCTGTATCTTTTACAACCTCATAAGCTTTATCTTTTAAGACCAAATCTAGGTAAGCAACAACAACAACTGTTGGTTTATTTTTATTACTTGCATTTGTATAAGCAAAACCCTCTTCCGTTACATTACTTTGGTTGAAGTTATAGATAGGATCAGCAGGTGCGTCGTGAGCAATGGTTAAACTTCCGTCTTCCCAGAAGCCTTGACTTCTCATAACAGAAAGAAGTTGATTTATTACGTTGAAAGCTTCATCCGTTGAACTAATTGTTGCATTACAACTGAATCTTGCTTCGTTAGTTGTAACTCCATCGAGTGTATATTCGACCTCTTCATTAGCGTATTTACTTGCACGAAAAAACGCCCATTTGTCTAATTGTGAACTATCAAAATGATCTCCAAGACCAAATCTAGTATTTAACATCAACGCATATAAAAGCCAAGAAGGGCATGATGTCCATACAGCAGCTTGAAAAGTTCCATCCCATACAAAATTAGTCGGATAAATAATTCTTCCTGTATCGCTATCGACTGTAACTCCTGTTGGCACCTGAACTTTTAACCCTTTAATGTCATATTTTCTTGAAGGAATTGAACTAAATTGTTGTGCATCCAGTCTTACTCCAATTAACGCTGTATTAGGATAATTTTGAGTATCAAATTTAACAGCAGTGTAATTACTCCAAGTAAAAGAATTAGACAATAAAGAATCTTTACTGTCATCAGTTACCCTTGTAACTTTTACGGTATAAGTTGAATTTTCTCCTATCTCACCTGCGTCTTTCTTCAAACGTATTTCATACTGTCGATTATAAGGATCTGCTGTTCTTCCTCTAATCGTGTCATCAACGACTTCATCGTAAGCTGTTTCACTTCCTGTTGATATGTTTGTATATTTAACAGCTATTTTCAATCGAACTTCTGTTCCTAATGTGTCTCCATTTTCATTGTTTATCCTCTGTAAGGCAGGAATTGTAATTGTAACTCTAACAGCATCAACATCTGTATCAGTTATTGTTCTTACTACAGGAAACTCTTTAGTAACTGGAGTACCAACAGTCGTTGCGGATAAAACTGCCGTAGACGATTCTAAAGGAATATAAGATTGGGTTGCAGTACCAGTTCTTTCATATAAATCAACATCTTTAAAGTTATAAGTTCCATCTGCATTTTGTAAGGCTGTATCGTTAAAAAAGACAGACTGGAAACCATTAGCAAGACCTTCTATTGGCCCCTCTGCTATGACCTCAGTTATATTTGCAAATTCCCTACTATCTAAACTATCCCGATCAGTACGTGGAGTTCTATCACTACCTTTATCACCTTTTCCACCCCCCCCTGCACCAATGATTGTTGTTGTCATCTTACATCCACCTGTACGGTATCAATACCTGCGCTGACGACAACGCTTCCCGTTATTGTACGACCTAAAACAATAGGGACAGGAACTCCAGCAGAATTTGTATTAGTGATACCACTAAAATTAAAATTGGTTCGTGGATCTTCAGTCTCTTTAGGAATTTTATCTTCAGGAGCTAAAAGGCCAGCAATACCAGAGAGAACCAATAAAAAACCAATATTTCCCAAAGCTGCCCAACCAGCACCTCCGGCCAAAAACAATCCTTTTGCTCCTTCAGTAGCAACAAAACCAGTAAGACCAGGAGCAGCTAAACCACCTGATGAAAGAACAATACCAACTAAAACAACACCTAAAATAATCCTTTCTGCATTTCCACCAGCTCCAGCAATCACAGGTGTAATCAATATGTCTTCTTTACCAATTGGATCACGTATTTGATCAACTCCTATTGATGTATTTCCTACACATACAACATATTCTCTTTCTGCCATGTGACGGTCTAACCCTGCAAAG